TGTCGCAAGGGGTTTACAAGCCGTTAGCGGTTGCGCCCTTTACACTTTAACTGTCGCAAGGGGTTTACAAGCCGTTAGCGGTTGCGCCCTTTACGGATAAACAAAAAACCGCCGTAAAAACGGCGGTTTATGTTTTGTTTAGCCTTTATTATTTCGCTTTTATTTTTGCTATATACGGCATAATTTCGGGGTGTTTTTCGGCTTTTTCTCTTATGCGGTATTGATAAGTTTTTACCGTGCTTTCGGTTATGCCCATAATATGCGCTATGTCTTTATGACTTTTACCACGTAGGCGGTATTTTATAAAGCGCATTTCGTTAACGCTTAACTTTAACGCATTTATAATTGTAATTATCGTTTTATAGTCCGTTGCGTTGTCTATGTCCCATTCTTGTGGTATTTCATAGTAAAGCGTTTTGCCGTTTTCGTCTATTTCGTCAATGTAAACGCATTTATATACTTTTCTTTTTTCGCCTATAATACAGCGGTTAGCAATACGGAAAGCGCAACGCCATATATCAGCGGTTGTGCCGTCCTTGCATATTTCGCCATCGTTGTTTTTGTCTGTCGTGTTTTTGCCTATATTATTATATAAATATAACTTAACGGCACTTGCGACATCATATCCGGCCGTTAGCGGTTGCATAGTTTTTTTATTTTCGTTAATGTCCTTAAAAAGTCCACAATACAGGCTATACAAAAACGGCATACCGCTTTTTGCGTAGTTAGTTTTTAACGCTCTTAACGCTATAATTTCGCTAAATAACTCTACATTTTCGGCGGTTATTTTTTCGGCGGGGTGTTTTGGGGTGTTTTGCTCTTGTTTTAATAACGGCAACGGCTTTAATATTGCAACGGTTTGTATGGTTGTGTTTGCCTTTTTTGTGTTGTTTGTCATTTTTATTGACCTTTACCGCCTTTTTATTTTTTGGTAGCAAGTCTTTCGGCGGTTGCTTGCTATCGTGCATAATTATAATACCGCCGTTTTGCCTTGTCAAGCGTTTTTTTGCCTTTTTTTCGGCGGTTTTGTGCTTATTTATCTACGATAAATAAAAATTTTTTTGCCGTTCGGAAAGGGGGTATAAATAATAATAGAGAGTATAAAAGAATATAAAAAGGGGTTGCCCTTGTTGGTGTGGCTTGCTTTTGCTTGCTTATTTTTTTACTTGTGGAAATCGCAAGCAATTTTTTTTACTTTCGGACTTTTTGCGAAAGGGCGAAAAGGAAAGAAAAGCCGAAAGAATAAAAGACAAAAAAGCGAAAAGTTTATAATATTATCTTTTTAGCGTAGATAATATTCGCCCTATCATAGGGGGGTATTTTACATAAAAAAGCATAAAAATAAACCCTATAATCCCTTTGTCCATCTCCTCTCACTCACCCACAAACCTCCCGAACACCCTCGGTTTCCATTTCGACAGGCAACCTATAATAGGGGAGATCTTGTTTAGAATGAAAACCGTGGATTTGGAATTGAGAAACGAAAATTCCAAATACACGCCGTAAAATAGGAAGAATAATCGAACTATGGGATTTTTAAGGCAAAATAGACATATACCGCCGGTATAATCTATTAGAACATATAAGCAAAATTTTAGTCTATTAGATTATAAGATATATTATATAGAGAAGCTATTAGTAAACAGATTATATTAGAAGACATCTTGGTCAACTATATTTATTTTTTCTGTTATCTAATAGATAAAAAAAATAAAAGAAAAAATATATAAAAAAAGAAAAGAAAGATTATTTTTTTGTTTTTTTCTTTATTTTATTGCAGTTAAACTTGCAAAAGTGTCTAAATATGTTATATAATTATTGTAGTAAGTTAAATGTAGTTCTTACGGATTTTAGGTAGTGGACTTACTGTGAACTCGAACAAGTCGTCGAGTGGAACGAGACGCCGATCTGTCTGAACTAAAGGAGACTTAAAAAAGCATTCCTACTATACCTTTCCTTTTTAGGGAATGTTTACCACAGTCCTATAATAGGGGAGATAAAAAAATCAGTTGCAACCCCCCAGGTTGCAAAATGGTTGCAAAGTAGGGTTTAGGAGACCGTAAATTTGTTTGTAAAAGTATGCGATGCTCTTTGCGGAGCCGGTAAAACTTTAAGCTGTATAAATATGATGAATAACAATACGGACGAGAAGTTTATTTTTATCACACCGTATCTCGACGAGGTCGAAAGGATTAAGCAATCCTGCGCGGTAAGGAACTTTGTAGAACCCGTAAGGAATAAGGATAATCATTATTCTAAATTGCAAGACATTCCTGATTTGTTACGGGCTGGGAAAAACATCGCCAGCACTCATGCATTATTTTCCTGTTATACGGATGAAATAAAGCAACTCATAAAAGACCAGCATTATATATTAGTTCTTGATGAAGTCATTGATTTGTTTCAGCCCGTCGGGCTTGACGCCGAAGATGTAAACTTTCTTTTACGGAACAACATCGCTAAAAAGCAGGACGATAACGTTATCTGGGATGATGATATGTATCAAGGGACTTTATTCAACGAGATAATGCAGATGTCTAATTCCAAAAATCTAAAGGATTACGACGGCTCGTTTTTCTTCTGGGCTTTACCCATAGATGTGTTCCAGTGTTTTAGCGGCGCTTACGTGCTAACCTATATGTTTGAGTATCAGATGTTAAAATATTTCTTTGATGTCAACGGAGTTGAATATGAACTGATAGGAACGAAAAAAACAGACGGTGTTTATCATTTTTGCCCGCTATCAGAAATGGACAGGAAAAAGGATTTACGGAAGAAAATACGTATCAACTATAATAATAAATATAATGACATAGGGAACAAAAGCTATTCATTATCATCAAGTTGGTTTGAGCGGTCGGCAAAAGAACCTAATCAACCCAATCTGGTGATTTTAAAAAACAATTTATATAACATATTTAGACACAACAAAAGGGGCAATCAGGATAAAATGTGGACTACGCTTAATAGATATAAATCTTTCCTTAAGGGTAAAGGTTATTCAAGTGGGTTCATCACTTTCAACAAGAGAGCCACAAATCAGTTTGCTGACCGACACGACCTTGCATATTGCGTAAACGTATTTATGCAGCCTTGGATGAAGAACTATCTGACAAGACTTGGGGTAAAAAAAGTGAACCAAGATATGTATGCGCTGTCAGTTCTAATTCAGTGGATTTTCAGGTCGGCATTAAGAAAAAATGAAGAAATAACCATTTATATACCAAGTAAAAGAATGAGATTTCTCCTACGGGAGTGGATGGAGAATCTCGCAAATGGGGAGGATTTAAAACCTATTAGGTATTTGTCAAGAGGAGACCGAGATGTCAGCGAGGTGACAAGAGCATTAATCCAATCTACAAAAAACAAAAAGGAGGGAACGTGATATGGATTCTTGCGAAAATTGTTTATGGTTTGACAAATGCAAATGTTCTGAACTTTGTGAAGATTATACGCCACTCACGGGCGAGGACGCAAAAGCAATAAGAGAATACGAACAAGACCTTAAAGAAAGGGCTGAAATATATCAGGAAATTATAGACGAACAAAACAGTTAGGAGGAAGCAATTATAAATAATTCGTTCAAAATTCTATCGCTCGAGGCAAAGGATATATACGGTTCAATGAATTTAGTTGAAGCGAGCGATAAGGGATATAATATAAGGAATAAAGAAGGAAATCTTATTCTTAAAAAGTTTGAAAACACTTTAGACTGGAGTTTGGATACCATAAAACTTCAGGAAGAATATTTAAAGGAAACAAGGAAGAGAAATTTTTATTTTAATGTCGGCAAGAAAAGATATACGCAAGTCGTAATCAATGTAAAGTTTTCCTACTCTTACAAAGAGTTTAATAAAGCCGGTGAGAATACATATATACGCGCAGGATACTTGTTTAGCGACTGCGATATACAAGACGGGGTTTTTGTTAAGGACGGACAACTAATAGCAATACAAACAAACGTCGAAATTAAAACACCGGTAGCACCTGAAATTCTCGGGAAATATTTTGCCTATACTGACGGATACTATACGCAAATCAATTCCATACCCGTCATTATGAATAAAGCGGAATTAAGGGAATACCTTTACAAGAACGGCTTTGTTTGCGATGGTATCAAGTATGTAAGATACAAGAGAAGCAGTGGAAGCAGTCGTGTCGGTAAATGCTTATTTGTTAATGAAGTCGTTGCCGCCAGAATGGCGAAGTGGGATAAGTGCGGGCTAAACATAAAAGAGAACGACGAAATTGACTTGGCTGCATACGAGGCTTATATCTCTTTACCTATGAGTAGTATTATTGACACGATTACAATCAATCCGGAAAATATTCTCGTAGTTGATGATTACAATAGTGTGTTTAACGACAGCGTCGTTGCGGTCGAGGCAAAGGACGGCAAACTTGTGGTCGCCGAAAAGGACGTAGAGATATCAAACTGTATTTGGGACGGCGAGTCATTGCTTGATAGCAGTATGTTTGAGAAATATTCTGATAAAGGTATGATTCTGCTGAGAAACAGATTTTTTAAGACTTGCGCGTTTAATACCAATATTCAGCAGTGGTTTAAGGACAACGGAATACTTGACGTATGTCAAGTGAAAGGGTTCACTCTCGCAAAAGATATAAGCGATATTAAACTAATAACAACACCGAGTAGCGTTAAATACTTGAAGTTTGGTAAAATAGAGAAATGGCTCGAAACAATAGATAATACTTTCGGAATTGTTAAGTATGAAAAAGAAACTCACTTTTTCGACGGAAGAATGGTTCAATGCCATTATCAACTATTAAATACTCTTCAATTATCATACGAGGATATGCAAGAGTTCTTAAAGCCGTCGCTTGATTATATAGGCGCAGTTCGCAGCGATCCGGCGGTGTTAAGGTATCATATTGGGTATGCGTTTAAAGCTGAAGAGGAAGAGGACGAACTCAATCCTTTGAAATGTAAAAACGACATCGTTTTCAAACTGCTGGGGATTAACGATAGGTTTGCGAAAACTAAAATATATAAAGATTTCCGCGACGCGATTGTAAAAGGTTTTTACAGGAATATCAAGAGAGGGCACGTTCTTCTGGAGGGTAACTATTCAACCCTGTTAGGAAACGGTTTGGAATTATTGCAAGCCTCAATTGGAAAGTTCAGCGGCGAAAGCGTTTTGCCGGCACAATCTATTCATAGTAAACGATTTGAATACGGGAAGCAGATTTTGGGGACGAGATCTCCACACGTGACAATGGGGAATATCCTCATCGTAAACAATGCTTCAAACGAACAGATAGATAAATACTTTAATATGTCTAACGAGATTGTTTATATAAACTCAATCGGCGAGAATACGTTGCAACGCTTATCCGGCGCTGATATGGATAGTGATACTATGCTTTTAACAGATAACGAACTGCTTATACGGGCGGCGGTTAAAAACTATGATGTATATAAGGTTCCGACAAATCTCGTATGTTCAACAAAGACAAAGAGATTTTTTAATGCCGAACATAAAGCGGACTTGGATATTAAGACGAGCGTTAACAAAATCGGAGAAATAGTCAACCTTTCACAACAACTTAATAGTTTATACTGGGAAAACATTTATAACGGTGGGACAATAGCGGACAATAGGGAATTATATAATGATATATGTATCCTTGATGTATTAAGCGGTATCGAAATTGATAAAGCGAAGAAAGAATTTAGCATTGACAGCGGAAGGGAAATTGAAACGCTCAAAAAGAAATACAAAATAACCGAAGATGATAAAACCGTCAAACCGATGTTCTTTAAGATGATAACGACCGAGAACGGGTTTGATTTGTCGCCGGATATCTGTTATAAATATTTCCATACATCAATGGACTATTTACAAAAAATATTATCTTCAACCAACTATAGACAGGCTCGCCAAAGCAAGATAGAGATTATACCTTTTATAGATATAATTAAAACGCCGGAAAGTTCGTCAAAAAGCGGATATTACGGACAGGTTAAAGATAAAATACTCGAATCTATCAGACATTATAAGGATTTAATTAAGCAAGTATTTATAAATTATAATGATAAGGATAAATACGGGAAAGAGCAAATCAAAAAAGTAGCATCTGAATACAAGCTTGCTTGTATGGAAGAGATTAACAAAATGTCTACTCACGAATATCTGATGTATATCACTCTTAAAGAGATGGATAAAAAGGAAAACAGGCAGATAAAAAATTTAATGTTTGAAGTATTATTCGGGAAACCGGACGAAACATTTATCCATATGATAAATAAAAGTAAGGAGCCAATCTGCAAGATAGAAGAGGCAGAAGACGGTAACGAAACCTACTATTCTTTTAGGTTTAAGCGCGTTAATTCTTTACAAGAATTAAAAAATTAACAACTTTTTGCCCCAATCTTTACACGCGAGAATTTAGATAAATTAAAAAGAGATACATTCTTGCCCCTATTATAGGACATATTTAGACACTTTCAAAAAATCGCTCTAATTGGTGTAAATGGAGAAAGGGGAACGAATGGCGCCATTGCGTCGCCAAAATAAAAATCCGTTGTTTGCGGAGCAGAAAAAGGAGAATGTATGACTGATTTACATAAATTACCAAATGAAAATGAAGAGCAATACATTTGGCGATTAGGTAGAGCTAAAGACAGTGGCGAGCTTGATATGGATTGGAGCCAGATTGCCTCATTAGTAAATTCCGAATTTCGGGACGATGATAGTGAGTATAGAGACGAGTCCGCGTATAGAAAGCCATATCAACAAGCGAGACGTTTTTACGAAGCAGGCGTCTTTAAGGACTTGACGAGCGAAGCCTACTTGAAGGTTCTTCAAGAGGAACAAAGGCAATTAAAAATTGAAAAGCAGAAATTAAGCGACGAGAGGGTTGATTACCAGCGCTCATTAAGAGAAGAGGCGCGTAAAGAATCTTTCTTATCGTTAGTCGAAAAAGCAATAGCAAAAAACATTGAACCGTTCGATTACAAACCATCGCAAAAATGTTATAGCGAAGAAAGTATGATTATATGCCTTTCGGACTTACACGCAGGAATTGAATGTGACAATTATTGGAACACGTTCAATATCAACGTTTTAAGAGAAAGGCTTCACAAATACATTGACGAAATCAAGGCTATTCAAGCGGTTCATAGTTGTAAAAAGTGTGATCTTGTGCTCGGCGGAGACAATATAAGCGGGCTTATTCATACGAATTTAAGATTACAAAACAACGAAAACGTTGTTGAGCAATTAAAGATTGTTGCAACATATATCGGAGAATTTATCTACAGCCTCAAGGATTCGTTTGAGAATTTAAGAGTGCATAGCGTTTCGGGGAACCACTCAAGGATTTCACCGAACAAAGAGGAACATTTAAAGGGCGAAGAACTCGACGGACTGATACCGTTTATATTAAATATTCAGTTCAGCAACAATCCAGAAGTAACGATTTGCGAAGATGGCTATATTGACAACACGATAAACACGTTCACTACACCAGCGGGCAAACTATTCTATGTTGTGCACGGCGACAAAGACAATCCAAATTCAGTAGTTAAAAACTTAACGCTTTTAACAGGTAGGAAGCCGGATGGAATTATAATGTCTCACCGCCACCATAACGCTTATGACACACAATATAAGGTCAAGATTATTCAGGTGGGATGCGTAGTTGGAACAGACGACCATTGCGTTGACTTGCGAATTTCTGGCGAGCCAGAACAATGCGTAATCATCTCCGACGAAAAACGCGCAGTAAAATGCCTGTACGATGTGGGGCTTGAATAACCCACGATAAAAAACAATTAGGAGTAAAAGGAAAAATGAAATACATGACAGATTTTATTAGGGATTATGCAGAAAAAAATAAAATCACTATAAAAAACGCGACGTTGATTTGCGAAAGTGTTTTTCAACTATTAGGCGAGACCTTGTATGGCAAGGAAGAAGATTTGTCTTTACACGGAATAGGAATTTTCAAACATCAAACTCTTGCCGAAAAGAGAGTAAGACATCCGGGGACAGGAGAGATGTTAACTATGCCGGCACGAACAATTATTAAGTTCAAAGAGACAAACGGAATAAAAACACAATAATAAAATAAAGAAGGGTGGAAAATGAAGAAATTAGAACAAATTACGCCTGAACAATGGCAAGGCGTAAACGATTTTAACAAGACCATCCTTGAGGAATTTATAACAAATTCGACGGAACTTTCACCACATTCGTTGAAAGCATACGAGTCCAACTTAAAAATATGGTTTGTTTGGGTTAAAGACAACTTAAAAAACAAAACCCAATTAGAAATTAAACCATTAGAATATAAAAAATTCCAAAATTGGATGGTAAACAGAGGATGTTCTTCCGCTGATGTGAACAATAAGAGAGCAGCGATAAGTTCGTTAAACGGATATATAGAAATTTATTACAACGAAGAATATCCGATGTTTCGGAATTTTATAAACAAAAGCATAAAAAGACCGGCGAAAAAAATCGTAAGAGAGAAATTGCCGTTATCAAAAGAAGAGTTTAAGCACCTCATTGATGAATTAGAGAAACAAAAAGAATATCAAAAAATAGCGTATATTCAGTTCACGTTTGAAACGGGATGCAGGAGGGCGGCAAGCCGGCAATTATTAAAAAGCGTTGTTAATGCTACGCCGATTTCAAAAAAGAGAATTATTACCAAAGAAGATGGCAGCGAAGAAGTCGAAGAATATACTGTTTATCTGACGCACCCAATTAGGGAAAAGGGCGCAGGCGAACAGGGTAAAGTTCGTAGGTTGACATTTGGCTCTTGTGCAATGGAGGCTATGAAGAGATGGCTTGAAGTTAGAGGTGATGATGACTGCCCGTATATGTTTATTTCACATTATGGCGGTCAGGCTAAACAAGTGAGCGAAACCACTTTTAATACGTGGTTCACAAACACCATTTCCCCGATAGTGGGAAGATCAATTCATCCGCATACATTAAGGGCAAGTCGTGCGACACAAGCAGTTGTTGAAGAAGGAAAAAATGTTGAAGCAGTTAAACAATTACTTGGGCACGAAGACCAAAGCACAACGCTAAACTTTTATATCGTAAAGCCCGACAGCGAAGATGTCGGAGAATTATTTTAAGCCTTACATTAGTAAGGTTTTTTAATTACAGGAGGAATTATGGGAACAAATGGAAAACTTGACCAAGCGATAAAATCAAGCGCGTCGGCAATCGTTGTAAACACATCAATGACGCCGAAGAAAATTCTTCAGGAAGATAAGAAAGGGGAATATAAATGCACTTGCTGCGGGAAAGTATACAACTATCAAAAAGATAATTTCCCTGTATCAAACTCGATTTTATACGCAGGTAACAATGGTTATTTAACAATTTGTAAAAGTTGTTTAGATAAGTATTATCAGCAACTTGTTGAGTTTTACTCTGGCAACGAAGAGCACGCAATTGAACATTGTTGCAAACAATTCGATTGGTATTACAGCAATGAAATCGTTGCTATGACAAAGAATGTTTCAAAGGGGCGTTCGCGGATTTTGATGTATCCTTCAAAAATGAATTTATCACAATTTAAGTCAAAGGGAACAACATATCTGGACACCTTAAAAGAAAAGAATTATGAACGGATAATGTCATCAGCCGACATAATTACAGACGATGAAGAAATGGATGACAAGTCTTATGCTGAAGCAATTGATTTCTTCGGATATGGTTATACGAGTGACGAATACAAATTTTTGTCAAAGCAGTATCAGGATTGGATTGTGAGACACGAATGTCAAACAAAAGCGCAAGAAGAATTATTCAAAAATCTATGTATTGCGCAACTTGCGATACAAAAGGCGCAACGCAGCGGTAACGTCAAAGGCGTTAATGAAGCTATAAAAACATTCCAAGATTTGCTTGGTACAGCAAACTTAAAGCCTAATCAAAATAATGATAATGCACTTGCAGACCAAAATACGTTTGGCACCCTAATTAAAAAATGGGAAACGGAAATGCCTATTGCTGAACCAGCTGAAGAATGGAAAGACGTTGACGGGATGAAAGAACTGATTGATACGTATTTTCTTGGGCATTTATGCAATCTTGTGCATATTAAAAACGATAATTCGCAGAAGTATAAAGACGAAATTGCGAAGTATACAGTTAAACCACCGGTATACGAAGAAGAGGAAGATGACGGTGAAACGTCGCTCCTTGATAAATACAGCGATAAGGACACGAAGAAATGAGCGCCTCAAAGAAATTAACCGAGGCGGAAATTAAGCAAGATAAAACAAACCGAGTGATGCAAGGTGTAAATATCTGGGCGTCGTTTTACAGGGCTAATCCTCATAGATTTGCTCACGATTATTTGGGATTAAATCTTAAATGGTTTCAACAAATAATCTTATGTATGATGTTTAGATTTACCAATGCAATTTATTTGGCAAGCCGTGGTGGTGGTAAATCGTTTTTGATTGCTATATTTTGCGTTATTTATTGTATTTTATATCCAGATACGCAGATATGTATAGCCTCTAAAACCCGCGGGCAAGCGGGCGAAATTATCGACAAGATAAAAACTATCTTAATGCCGAAATCCGCAAATTTAAGATTAGAAATTGCGGAAGTTCAAGTCAATCAGGCAAATTCTTTTGTGAGTTTTAGAAACGGTTCAAGAATAATTGTTGTGACCGCAGCAGAGTCGGCAAGGCATAATAGGGCTACGATATTGGTAAGAAATTGCCAAGATATATGGAAACATATATCGTGAATCGGGCGAAATCGGTGGAGACTAAATAATGAGTAAAAAACTAACTACGGCAGAATTCAAGAAAAGACTCTATGAAATATATGGAGATACATTTGAAGTTCTGTCGGAATACGAAGCTAATAACAAAAAAATCAAATTAAAATGTAAAAAATGCGGCAATATCATTTTTAAAAAGCCTGTCAAGATGACTGGGGTTTCTCGAGAAGGATGTTATATTTGCAGCGGTAAAAACAAGTATAAAACAAAAGATTTTTTACAACAAGAAGTTGATAAGATTTATCCAAATAATTATGAAATTATTGGAGATTATATCGGTGCAAGACAACCATTACTTGTCAAAAACAATAAGTGTGGACACGAATACTTCATTAGTCCTGATAATTTATTGAGAGGACGAGGATGTCCAAGATGTTCTATTAAACAATCAAGCTATATGGATATTGTAGAAGAATATCTTGAGACGCACAATATCACCTTTGAAAAAGAAAAGATATTTTCAGATTGTGTGAATATACGAGTATTGCCATTTGATTATTACATACCTCAACTTAATTGTTGCATTGAAGTAGATGGAGAATTCCATTATGAACGAGGATATAAAAATATAAACGACCGTTCTGGATATTACCAAGTGCATAAACGAGATGTGATAAAAGATAACTATTGTAAAGAGAAGGGCATTAAACTTATCAGGCTTCCTTATTACAATAAAGATAATTTTTGTTCAATATTAGCGAAAGAATTACAAGTTAATACCGAGATAATTGCTTAAATTTAGAAGGTTAAGCAATATTGTAACGCATAGGCGGTGACGAATAGGATAATCCGCCCACGAGCGTCCGACGCTTCCAGATATAGGCTGGAATAGCATAGCTACCTAACGTAAAACGAGGGCGAAAATATATGCTGAACTTATAGGAAACTATAAGATGTACAAGATAAAAAGCTTGTACGGTAACAAATTGAGTCGATGAATATCGTATGGTCTCTAAAGACACAATTGATACTATACTGCGTCGTTTTTTAACTGCGCCAAGGCACCCGGGGTTTTTAGATAAGAGCGAATATGCAAATTATCCAGTCGAAAGGACAAAGGAAATTTATGCGAGTTCTTGTTGGTATGAATCCCACTGGTCATATGAGATGGTCAAGTCTTATGTGGTTAATATGATACGAGGTCGTAGTTATTTTTGTTGCGGTATGCCATATCAATTGGCTATCAGAGAAAACTTACTTGATAAGATAAGGGTTGAGGACGAAATGTCGGAAAGCACCTTTAATAGCATGACATTCCAGATGGAAATGGAGTGTTTATTCTGGGGGCAAGGAGAAGGCGGTTTATATAGTTTTGAAGAGATAGATAAGAACCGCGTTATACAACATCCATATTATCCAAAGAGCTTTAACCTTAAATCATCTGATAAACGACTAATCATACCTCCCAAAAAGCCGGGGGAGAAAAGATTATTATCTGCAGATATTGCACTTATGGCGTCTACTAAAACAAGAGACAACGACGCTACATCAATATTTGTAAACCAAATGCTTCCCGTTGGGGAAAATAGATTTATAAACAATATAATATATGCCGACAATAACGAAGGATTAAGAACCGATGCCGAAGCCTTGATAATCCGCAAACTTTTTGCGGATTTCGATTGTGATTACCTAATTCTTGATACAAAGGGATTGGGTTTGGGCATTAGTGATGCCTTAATGGCTGACATTTATGATCCTGAAACAGGCGAGACGTATGGTGCGCTATCTTGTTGTAATAACGAAGATTTAGCAAACCGTTGTCTAATTAAAGGTGCGCCAAAGGTTATTTGGTCGGTTCAGGGCAATCCGGAATTTAACTCGCAATGCGCACTCGGACTACGTGAGGCGTTGAGGCAAAAACAAGTAAGGCTGCTTACGTCTGAATACGAAGCGGACGATTTCTTGTTTTCGTTAAAAGGGTGTGATTCATTAAGCCCAGCGGACATCGTTGCTATGAAGTTACCATATATTCATACTTCGCTTTTAATAAACGAATTGATTAAGCTTGAGTATGAGGTGCGTAACAATGTTGTTAGGGTTAAGGAACTCCCCGGAATGCGAAAAGACCGATATAGTAGTCTTAGTTACAATATTTTTGTTGCGAAAGCAATAGAAAGAGATATGGCTCTCAGAAATAAACCAACAGTAGAAAATATGGTACTTCACTTTAAGGTACCAAAATTTAAAAAACTATAAGGAGAATAAGTATGGCAAAAAATAAAACCAAGAATAAGCCTAATAGCATTTTCTATACGAACCCATACAGACCGGATTTAATGGAAATTCCTGTTTCTTTTGCAAGAGAACTCATTAGGCAACTTACTTATAACCCTAAAAATAGTTCTTCAAAGAAATCCTATACATATAGCGTTTACACAAAAGAAAATATCCTTAAATGGTTACAGGCTCCATCAAGTTCAGCTAATGAGAAAAATTTAAGAAATGCTTCTAACTATATGTATGTGGCTTCGATGCATTATAAAAGATTGCTAAATTATTATGCGGGTTTATATACCGGTGCATATGTAATTTCACCAGTCGCATTTAACCCAGAAGATATAAAGGATAATTTTAAGAAACAATACTTAAAAGTATCAAAATTTCTTGAACAATTAAATATTCCGCGTTTTTTACACGATAAATCGTTAACTACGATGCGCAATGGCGTTTTTTACGGGGTTTTGTTGAGCGATAATAGTTCAACGTTTATTCAGGAAATAGATCCAGATTATTGTCAGGTCACAGCTATATGCGACGATACGTTCTTATACCAAGTTGATATGACAAAAATAGCATCTAAATTAGAGTTCTATCCGAGCGAATTTACAGAGATGTATGCCAACTATATGAAAACGGGAGATAAGTGGCAAGAAGTTCCACCGAGTATTTCAGTTTGTATAAAGGCGGATGCGTCTTTGATTGATTATAATATACCGCTTTTTGCTGCGGTTATGCCGTCGCTATATACGATTGCTAATACCGAGTCATTGCAAGAAACGGCAACCGAACTTAAAAACTATAAGATGCTTGCAGGGAAAATACCGTGCGACGACAAGGGGAATCCTTTAATGGACGACGGTATGATAGAAAAATATTATTCTCATATTTCAAATGCGCTTGGTGACAATGTGGGGCTCGCTTTAACACCGTTTACTTTTGAAGTATACGGCTTTGAAAATAAAAGCGGGGTTCAGGACGTTGACGATTTATCTAACGCAGTTTCAAATTTCTGGTCAACGGCGGGAACGTCAGGATTACTTCACGGTAAAGAAAATGATACGGCTGGCGTTACAAAATTAGCAATTAAAAATGACGAATCATTTGTTATTGGAATAGTTCAACAGATTGAAAGAATTATCAATAGATACTTAAAAACAAATTTCGCTGGGACGAGTAAGTTCAAGATAACAATCTTGCCTATTACAGTGTTCAACAGAGAAGAAATGATTAAGTATTACAAGGAAGCAGCTTCATTCGGCATAGGAAAATCTTATTATGCGGCGGCTATAGGCATTCCACAACAAGATGTGGCTGGATTAGCCCATATGGAAGATGCTTTAATTCCTTTTGATAAATTAAAACCGCTAAAGAGTTCTTATACAGATAGCGGAGATGCTGGTCGTCCTACGTCCGATGATGATGATTTATCTGCGTCCGGCGAGAATACTCGCAAGAACGATACCAATTCAAATAGGTAGGGCGAATAAATATGAGTGAATTAAAAAAGTTTATTAAATTATTTGATGAACAAATCGCTAACACTTTGAGTGCTGGCGGTTTTTCATATATTACAGAAAAAATCAACGAGAATCAGACTGTTTTTGTTTTTGAAAAAAGCGATGAATTAGTGGATGTGATAGGCAAATTGATAAAACAAAGCAATTATTCCGAAACAATTATCATCGAAGATTCAAAGTTGAATTTTTAGGAGGATAGGCAATTGGACAACAACATTATCAAAATTGGTTTTACAAGCAAAATTGTTCCAATCAAGCCAGTAAATAGCCAGTTTACGTTATGTAAATGCTATATTATGGCGCTTGGTAAAAACCAAAACAAGACAAAGTTCTCGCAAGAAGCTGTTGACGATGCATTGCCCACTCTTTACAACATCCCTGTTGTAGGTCATATTTTCGTCGATAAAGACGGCGTAACAAGGATGGGCGGTCACGATATGACCGTTGCCCAAGATAGCGAAGGGAAGTATGTTTTCAAAGTAATAACCGTTCCGTATGGGGTTGTTCCTCAACAAGACAATATTCATTATGAAGACGTGACGGAAAAAGACGGAACCGTTAATACATACTGCGTTGCAGATATAATTCTATGGACAGGTAGATATCCAGAATTATTGGATGCTAAATATAACGAAGATATATATTTTGCGCAAAGTATGGAAATTTTCCCATTAAAATCAACGAAAAAAGATGGCTATCTCAACGTGGAGAAATTTGAATATTCGGCGCTATGTCTTTTAGGTAAGAGCGACGACAGTTCAAAGAATGTTTCGCCTTGTTTTGAATCTGCAAGAGTAGAGCCTTATGATTTTGAGGCACAGAGTGAACTGCAGAAATTATTCGGCGAATTTAAGGAAGAGTTGGCTAAAGCTTATTCAAAACAAAATAACGAGAAAGGAGGAGAAAAAACATTGGATACCGAGGTAATAAAGAGAATCTTACTTGAGTTTGGATTAACTGATGAAACATCATTATCTTTTGAAATATCCGACGATATGACAGAAGAAGCGTTCAGAGAAAAACTACAAGAAACCTATGGAAATCAAGCGGAAGGAAACGAAACGCCCGCAGATTCTGAACCCAAAGATGGCGCAGATGATAATCAAAGCCCAAATCAAGATGAAGCGACAAACTTTTCAGCAGACAATGTGGTTCCGAATTCTGACAATAGTCCGGCACCTGCGGCTTCGGAAGAACCGAAACTGTTTGCAGTTGAACTTTCTTATAAAGAAAAGAGAGAAAAGATTCTTAATTCTTTACGTTCTTTGTGTTCTTGGACTGAGACAGAATATATTGACTACTACTTAAACGATTTCGATGACAATTATGCTTATTGCCATTTAAATTCTTGTGGTCAAAATATCGAACCGGTCGATAAGGATGTTAGAATTCCTTATTCTATCGTAGAAGACAAAGTTGAGTTTGACACTTCAAAAACCGAAGACGTTAGACAAGTTTGGCTTACGAAATCAGAAGAAGAAGCAATAGACGCCCAAAAGGCTGAATTTGCGGAATTACAAGATTACAAAGCAAAGAGAATTGAAGAAGACAAACAGAAAGCATACGCAGATGTATTGGCAACCTTTAGCGACTTAAGTGAAGCAGATGAATATAAAGAAGTCGTTAAAAACGCTATGACGTTTGAGTCTGCCGACGCACTAACGGAAAAACTTTATGCAATTCGTGGAAGATACGCAGTTGCGCCAGCCAAGAAACCGGTGGGCGATATGCGCGTCCCGATTGGTTTTGCATCTAAAAACAATCAGTCTGGTGAGATGGCTGAATTTATAAACAAATACTCACAAAAAAAATAAAAAAATAGGAGAAATAACTAATGTATGCACGTGTAAGAACTGACAAAATGTCAGGAACTAATGTTGACAAAGACCTTGTTTCCGCTAAATATATGGGTTCTGGTTCTACCGCAACCGCTATTGAAAACGGAAATATTGTTGTAATTGGCGAATTTTTAACAAACGAAAGAGAATTAAGAAAGGCTACTACGCCTGCAGCTAATTCTCCTCTTGCGAGTCTTGCTCTTGTTGCAACTCCCGAAGTTGTAAAAGACAAAGACTTCTACACTTTAGGCGACTTCAAGAATGCGGCGGGCGATGCTATCCGTTGCTATAGGCTCATCAGCGGAGATCAGTTCTCTGTTACGGCTGAAGCATACGATGCAGCTGCTACTGTTGCTGTTGGCGACATCGTTGAAGCACAAGCGGGCACAAAACTCAAAATCGTTGCGGCTGCAACTGGGTTAACGAGTGGTTCAACAAAAATCGGTACCGTTATGGCTATCGAAGGCGACTACTGCTTAATCGAAGTGGTTTAATTTAAAATACAAAATATAAGGAGAGAAAACAATGGAAGTTTTACAAGTAATGATTGATACCATTAAAGGTACTGGATCTCAAGAATTTTCAAAGGCTGAAACTTCAGAAGCTATCCGTAACGCTCTTATCGAAGCTAACGGTGGTTCAAACAAAGTTAGCCTTAAGACTTGCTATCGTGGAAGTCAAATCTATTCGTTAATCCAAGAACTTATCCCCGTTATCATTGACGAAGGGTTCAAGGATGACGACACCGTATTCAACTTTGTTGAATATCGTAATATCAAAGACGGCGATCAACAGGAATTTGACATTGAAGGAAAATCTCTTTTCGTTGTCGCAGATGCTGCGGCTGGCATAAGAGGTATCAGACGTCAAAGATTAGACGAAGGTCAAACCGTTACCGTTAAAACCAGCTTAAAGATGGTTCGTGTTTATGAAGAACTCAACCGTTTACTTGCTGGTAAGGTTTCGTTCGACAAATTCGTTGATAACGTTGCGGCAGCATTCAAAAACCAGATTTTAACTGACGCTTATAAGGCTCTTTCTGGGGTTACGTCAAGCACGACCGGACTTAGCTCAACTTACGTTGTGGCTGGTACGGCGGAAACTAACGAATCTGCGTTAGAAACTCTTATCGCGCACGTTGAAGCGGCTACCGGAAAAACTGCTCGTATCTACGGAACGAAAGCAGCGTTAAAGAAACTTGGCAGCTCTATCGTTGCGGATTCTGCTAAAGAAGACGTTTACAATATGGGTTACTATGGCAAATTCAACGGTACTGAATGTGTTGTTTTAAGACAAAACCACAAAGTTGGTACTGAAGTTTTCGCTATCGCAGACAACGTTGTTTACGTAATTGCTGGCAGCGACAAGCCTGTTAAGGTTGTTAACGAAGGCGACGGAATCCTTCTTGAAAAGGATCCTACTTCAAACAGCGATTTAACTCAGGAATACATCTATGGTCAAGCTATGGGTGTTGCTGTGGTTTGTTCTGAAGTAATCGGTAAATTCACGATTGCGTAATTTAACGACAAATACATTGTATGGTAGGCGTATCGTTTGATGCGTCTACCATTATTTAAAAAGAAAAAAAGGAGTAATGAGGAATGACAGAAAATATTAAAAAGACAAGTGAACCAGTCAAAAAGAAAAACGTTCAAATAGACGATAGGACTATGATAAAGGTAAAAAGCATTTATTATGGTCAGGTAAATTACAAAAACAAAAGAAGCGGTGAGCAAACAATTTGGGAAAATATCGGTGATATTCAGGTTATGCCATTTGGCGAATTAAGAATTATGAAAGCCGAACAAGTTGCTTTCTTCAAGAACCAATGGCTTATGATTGTCGGTGTAGCGGACGGTGAGTCTTGCACAGCAACGCCGGCTGAAATTTGCAAAGCTTTGGTTATTGACCAGTATTATAGCAATTTCATTAACCCCGAAGATTTCGGCGCATTATGCGAAATGAGTACATCGGTTATTAAGGAAAGAGTAGCGCTCATGAGCGATGCTGCAAAAGACAATTTAATTGTAGCCTTAAACGAACTTATTGCGAACGGAACACTTGATTCTATTAAGAAGATAAAAACATTTGAAGAAGTTCTTGGATGTGAATTAAGGGAAAATATTTAACGAGGTGAACAAATATGCCTACAAAATTTTCTGATATATACGGAAGGGCAATATACAAGTTTACCGATTATAGTTTCTTAAATAGTGCGGCTGATTCAGTAAAGGAAACTGCGCTGCAAAACTACTTAATGTCCGCTATTGTGGACGTTCAACATTGTTGCAGTGTAGATTTAAACGATTATGATGGGGTTAATAAACAGTTTAATATTACGCTTAGTAATGAGCTGATAGAAATGCTTGCTTTAGGCGTAGCGTTCTATTGGTTGAGTGCAAAAGCGTTAAATAGCGAACTGCTTAAAAACAGAATTCACAACAGTGATTATAAATCATATTCGCCAGCAAATCTTTTAGACGTTATAACGGATTTAAGAGATAGAGTTGAAAGCGAATTCAGAGGGAAAATTAACACGTACTCTATAAGAAACGGCAATATAGATACATTAAAAACGTGAGGTAGAGTATGGAACAATTAGTGAATTTTTTAACGAACATCACAGGAGATGTATTCAAGTTGTTGCCGATGAAAGAAGCGGAAATGAAAGGTCAAGAAAACCATCTATTGGAATATATAGATGCCTTGATTATCAATCTTGATGGGGCAATAGATACATATCCTGACTTGGCAGGGCAGAAGCAATATTTGTACGTAATAAATAATCTGCAGTATTTGACAAAACATACAATAGAATTCAAACAATGGAGGCGCATTATTCTTAATTCAACTCGAAACATAAATAACTTAATTGCGATGTTCGGGGGAGAGAAAAATGCCAAACAATAATAATATATTCGACGAATATCGTCAATGGTTAGGGACTTTAAAGAGTGGCTCGAGGAGTAGCGATGTAAACTTTGCTCAAGACTCGTTTGAGGCGGATTTACTATCTTCTCCGGCTTACCATAGCGATGCTAAATGTAACGGCGTGACGCAGGCTATCGTTGCAACACGTGTAGAAATGTGTAAATGCAAGATTGCTGTTGTGCCACAAACGACTGTCAATGTCGGCGATTTAATAGAAGTTTTTAACGAAAACTGGATATGCGTCAAATTGTATGAAGACGAGTACGGCTTAACGTATGGAGAACTGTGGCTTTGTAACATCGAATTTACTTATCAAGACTTTAACTTAAAGGTTATCCATAAGCACGCAGTTTTGGATAACGGTTCTTATTCTAAAGGTAGCGATAGCGCAATACCTGTAGAGAATAATTATTATAACTGCTATATCCCCTTGGACGAAGAAAGTGAATGCCTTTTTGTTGATAAGAGGCTTGCTATTGATACTTTATACGATAAAGATGGCAACACAATATTAGACGTCGGGAAAATTTCTTGGATTGATAAGACGAGCAAAAATTATGGGGACGGAAGTCACCTTTTGATTTTCGGACTTAAGGACGATGTGTATAACGCAGAGAGTGACAATATTGCATTGATGGTTTGCGACTATAAAGAAAGCAGACAAACAGCCCAAATAAGCGAAACCGCATATTTGGCTATAACTGGTAGAGAAACAATTAAAATAGGAACAAGTAGGAAATATTGTGTGACCGCAGTAGATTCAACAGGTAATTCGGTTGCAGTGCCTTCTAATATAGAATGGCATATTTCTGATGCTCCAAATGGCGTTACGTTTACCGCGAACGGAACAGAGTGCGTGATTGCGATAAAATTAAGTAGCGATTTAATAGGACAGTCGTTACATATTAGTTGCGTAGATAAGACAGGCGTTTACGCAACAGCGGAAAAAGAAGTGGTGGTGATTCAAATTGGCTAAGAGTTTTTTAGATCAGTTGGTGGAATATCCAGCGAAAATTATGCAAAAGATTGCAGAAAGTAAGGAATGTGTAGGTCTATTATTAAATAAACAATTTAATACAATAACCGAAGAAGATTCCGACGAGGCTCTTGAAAAATCAATTTTTGATTATCAATATGTCGATGGAACTACACAGGAAGCCACAGCGTATATTTGGGTGGAGTTAGAAGTAACAAAAGTTCAAAACGAACAGATTAAAGATATAAAAATATACGTTTCGGTCGCTTGTCACAAAAACTATATGAAATTGGATTATGCTAAATTTGCGGGGATTTTAGGCAATCGCAGAGACAACTTAATTCGTTATATAGATAAAGAATTAAACGGTGCTGAAGATTTAGGAATAGGTAAGCTATCTTTAACATCGGTTAGAACATTATCGCCGATAAACGGTTTTACAGGTAGAGAATTAGAATATTCAATCCCTGATTTTAACAAGGTAGGAATTGCTTAATTGAAGTTTAAATATGAAGACCTAATAAGCGGGGATTCTATCTTTGTGGAGAATGTGGGACATATAAGGTCTCCGTTTTTATATGAACTCAAACCAACTCAAGGTATCGGCACTTGGACTTATAATTTATATATAAGTTTGTTGGCTTGGGATAGGGAAAAAATAATCAATTTTCTTAAGATGTCAACCGGACGGAAATTGTCTAAACTCGAAGACAATACAAAGCTCGAGGTTTTTGACATCCTTACCATCATAGAGGGTTCGAGGGAGTTATTGCGCAAGGCAATAGCTTTTTTTATGCTTGAAGATGTTGTATGGAATGAAGAAGACAGAGCTTTTATAACGATGGACGGCGAGACTAACGACTATATTGGTCGGGTAGACAGAAACAATTTTGAAGAAGTTAGAGATATGATGCTTCAGATGAATTATATAAACTTGGGAGAATCGGCGAAGCCGTTAAAGCACTCAAGTGATAAGGCAAGAGAGCTGTGGGAAAAAGCTCAGGAATATCTAAAAAAAGAGAGTAAAAAGAATACACAAGAAAAAGAGATGAATCTCGGAAATATTATATCGAAATTAGCTATTGCTTCCCATAGTTATAACTTGTTGAACATTTATAATTTAACAGTTTTTCAACTATATGACCAATTTTTCCAATGTGGATATTTGAGAGGTATGGAATTAAATGAAAGAGCCTACACAATTCACGGCGGAGAGAAATTCAATATGAAGGATTGGCTAAAGCCAATTATTAATATCAAAGAAGGAGAGTAAAAAGATGAGTTTAACGAACACTACAAAAATGGCAAATCGCTATGGTTTAAATCTTAAATTATATGAATATAGCGCTAACGGTAGTTTCGGTGAAGCAGTGTTAGCAACCATTGATTTTGCTAACGAAGTTTCTCTTGAAATTTCAGGAGACATCACTTGGGCTACCGGCGGACAGGCACACTCCAATCAAATCGGTTTCAAGGATCCGTATGAAGGAACTCTTAAGGTTTCGACTCAAATTGTTAACGGCGAAATCTTAAAGCTCGTTTCCAATACGGCATTATCTGAAACTGGAAACGGTGTGTCGTTCAAAAACGACGCAGGTGCTATGGCGCCTAAATACTATATGATTAAGGGCGAAACTGTTTGGCAGGGTGAAGATGGCACGACTTATACAGAAGAAATCAAATGCTACAAGGCGTGTGTTAAACCCGGCTACAGCGTGACTTACAATGGTTCCGGCGATCCGCAAAGTTTAGATGTAGAATTCCAGCTCGGCGCAAATTCGGCAGGCAAGGTCGTAGACATTGACCGTGCTGATGTTGCTTCTGGTAGCTAATTCAGCGTCATTAAATTAAGTTAGATAGCCGCAGATAAAACTGCGGCTATATTTTTATCAAATGGCTAATCGGACTAAGTATAACGTAAGCGAGAACAAAGAAAAGCGCACATATAATGGCATCGTTTTTGATAGCGAAATAGAGATGAAATACTATCGGGATGTAGTTATCCCGCAGATGGAAAGCGGCGAAATAGTCGCTTGCGAAAGGCAAAAGAAATATATATTGCAACCAGCGTTTAAGCATAACGGCAAAAAAATTCAACCGATAGAATATAAAGCGGATTTTTACATTAAATACAAAAACAATAAGGAAATAGTTGTCGATACCAAAGGCTGTCCTGACAGCGTAGCTTTAATAAAAAGAAAAATGTTTTGGCACGTTTTCCCAGAACTGGATTATGTATGGATGGTATATGTAAAAAAATTTGGCGGTTGGATTGAATATGACGATTGCAAACGCTTAAGAAAAGAAGAAAAAAAAGAAAAAGCAAGGAGGCAAAAGGATGAGCAGAACAAAGAAAAATAATAGTGTAATAGACATTAAGGCGTTTTTAAAGCAAAATGCAATTAAAGTTGAATCAATCAAGTACGAAATGAAAGACGGCACTGGGTTAACTGTCAAAGTAAGACCTACAATTCCGTTCGCCGAAAGATGTATGATGGTAAACGAAATCTATAACGGAGTCTTTATGGGCAATAATAGCACAATTGACGAGTATTCGCCCGAATATTTGTGCTTACTTAAGAGATTTTGTACAATCAAGCATTTTACAGATTTTCAATTACCCGACGATCTTGATGAGGCTTGGTTTGTTTTGAGTGGAACTTCACTTTATCGTGATGTTGAGGCAATTGTTCAAAAAGAACTTAATTGTATTTTTGAGGAAGCCGATAGGAAAATTGAGGCACGTAAAGAATATCTTGCGAACAAGACTGATATTAACGCTTTAATTTCAAAATTTGGAGATAGTATGGGAAATATCGGAGAGGAGTTAAAGAACGTTGATCCGAAATTACTCACTGGTTTTCTTAAAAACATTTCCAACATTGCACCCGAAGATTTGGTTAAATCAGTATTAAAAGCGCAGAACGAAAAGGAAGCAAACGACAATAATAAATTAGATTGACATGGTGCGCTCCCTAATCGGAGTGTATCAAAGGGGAGCATATGTTAGACAAAATAATACAAATCATCAGCTTAATACTCTGTATTCCACCGAGCGCTTTTACATTACTTGTTATTTTGTGTAAACCATTTAGAGATTGGATCATTAAAAACAAAGACAACAAGAAAAAAATGCAGCAGAATGAGGAAGACAGAAAAGAGACGGACAGATGTTTGCTTAGAGACAGAATAACATCTATTTACTATAAAAATAAACGTGATTGCGAAATACGACAATATGAATTTGAGAACTTAGAGAGACTGTATAAACAGTATAAGAAACTCGGGGGCAACTCTTTCATTGACAAGATATGGAATGAAATGCAGGAGTGGAACGTAATATCGTAATCAAATGAACATTTTATTTAAAGGAGAAGACTATGATTTCACAAAATGAAATTATGAAATTAGTTAAAGAATATGCTAAATCTCCTGAAGGGAAAGCGGAAATCAAAAGAGTTTATGGGATTGATTACGACGAAAAATTTACAAAAACTACGGCGAGAAGTTACGGCGAGAGAATGAAAAGGATTTTGTTTACCCACATAAGTGAAAAGATAAAATCTTTTGATATAAAGGATATCATTGTTAGTGATGTTATAGATAACAATGGTAAATACTCAATAGCGATTTCTTTTAGCGAAGAAGCGCTAAAGAGAAAATCTTTGCGTCCAGACTTGTATCCGGACGGGCTTGAGAACATTGTGTTGCTTTTTGCGCACGGGTATCGCACGGGGCATCCGATTTATGGTACTTGGGAGAAGCCATCTGGCAATATAGATGTTTGGGGCAAGAGAAGTAGAGAGCCAAGTAGTTTTTTACACGATGCCGTTGCGGAGTTTAATGCAATGGCGAAAGGTATAGCCTTTGCGGCGTTAGAAGAAAAATATGATTAATTAAGCAAAGGCTTAATTTTGAAATCACATTGAACCCTACAAGGGTTCTTTTATTATATAAAAAATTAAAGGAGGAGGAATATGGCAGATAATTCAATCAAGATTCTATTTGAAGTCAAGGGTGGAAGCGATATAAACGGCGAATCTGGAAAGCGGATAAGCGAACAATTAGACGCCCTATCAAAGGACATAAAACTTCAAATAAATATAGATAAAAAATACTTTGAAGATCAATTAGAGCCACTAAAAAATAAAATCCAGCGCGAACTTGGAAATATAAAAATAAACATATCTGGCGGAACTAATTCCTCCAGCGATACAGGAGAGCAGAAGGTTGAGCTTAAAGAGATTTACGCTCAATTAGAGAAAATATACTCTTTAAAAGTAAAAATAGGCAAAGCAAAGGACGGCGGAATTCTTGATGTAAAGTCCACAAGGGAGTTGCAAGAACAAGAAAAAATTTTAAACGAAAAGATTACTGCCTATGGCGGGATAAATGACGCAATTGAAGAGTATCGAGCAAAATTAGAAGATGCGACCAAGATTGAGATGCAGTCATCCATTATTGCTGAAAATAAGTTAAAAGATAAGGCAGCATCTCTGTATACGGATAATGGTTTTGATGAAGTGATAAAAAGGGCACCTGAAGCAAAGGCGCTCGTTGATGATTTTCAGAGGTCAGTTGATGCGGCATTTAATTCCCTTGGTAAAGGTGAACATTTATCAAGAGAACAGATTGAAGAATTAAATGCAAAATTTATTGATACACATAAACAATTAAAAGAGATACAAAGACAAACCGATACTGTTGGGAACAGCATTAAAAAGGCATTTAGCGATAAGGTTATTCAACGTATAGCCTTCGTTTTAATGATGATGGTTATTCGTGCTTTAAAACAAGTTTATGACAACGTGATAAAAATTGATGCTGCAATGACGCAGTTAAAGATTGTTACACAAGAAAGCGCGGAGGCTTATGAAAAATTTGCCAATAACGTTGCAACTTCTGCAAAGAAAATTGGTTCAAGTGTGACTGATTTAATAAGCGCAACGACAGTGTTTGCAAGGCTTGGGTATTCTCTTGACGAAGCTGCGGTTTTGGCTGAAAAAACTACGGCATATAGCAAAGTTGCTGCCGTTGATATTAATGATGCCACAAATAGTATTACAGCAATTGTTAAAGGATTTCACGTTGAGGCATCCGAACTGGAAAGTGTTATTGACAAATTAATTTATGTTGGAAACCATTACGCAATTAGCCAATCAGAAATTGGGGAGGCTATGAATAACGCCGCAAGCGCATTATCGTCTAATGGTAACACTTTAGAAGAGGCAATCGGTATATTAACAGCCGCAAACGTAACTTTGCAAAATGTTAGTAAGTCCTCTACAGGTGTTAGAACTATTGCTGCAAGAATTTCTGCGAGCACGGCTGAACTAATCGAGTTAGGGGACGATGCAGGTGACGTTTTGGCAACATCAGATCTCGACGCAAGAATGAGAGCCTTTGGGGTTGCAATATTAGATGCTAACGGGGAATTACGTTCTACATACGATATATTATCAGATTTATCAGA